CGCTGCCGGTGCCACAAAGCCGCCCTGCACATATCCCCTTGCCGATTTGTGCAGGGCTTCCAGGTTGCCTACGCCGATACGGTCAGTGGCGCGCTTGGACATGACATATTCACCGCCATGCACCACGCCAGCCACGCGCGAGGCGCCCGCGTTCCCGGTATAGCCGCCCGCCGCGAACCCGCTGAACAAGGCCCCCAGCAAGCCCCCAGCCCCCTTGCTGGTGGATGCAGCCCCGAACATGCCGCCGAAGGGGCCGTCTCCCAGCAAGGCCGCCTGAAGCACCAGGTCACCAAGGCGGCTCGCCACATTGGCCAGCGAGTCGCTCCAGCTCTGCGTGCCGCTGATGAGCCCCGTGATGGTGCTGCTGGCGATGCTGGCCATTTCCTGTTGCAGCATGTTCACCCGCTGCTGCTGGTCGTAGCTCTCAGCCATGGCCGCCGTGACGGTCCCATACTGGCCAGCGAGCGCAGACAGTTCCGCCCGCTGTTCCGCCGTGAGGGTGACTTGCATGCTTGCCGCCTGCGCAATCGCGTCCTGTTCGAAGCGATAGGCGGCAGCGGCTTGCGTGGTCATGCCGAGCGCGGCTTGCTCGGTCTGCAGGTCGGTGACGCGCGCGAGGGCCGACGCGCGAAGATCGGCATAGCCGCGCTTCAGTGTCTCAGCGCTTTCGCCAGCCCGCTTGATGTTGCTGGTGTCGCCTTGTCCCGCGATGCCCTGCGGGCGCGGCGTGGGCATGGGTACGTCTGCGCTTGGCGCCCCCGTCGGCAGGCCGATGTCAAACGTGGTCGCGCGCCGGGTCGGGTTTGCGCCGGCCATGGGGTCCGGCGCACCTTTGGTCCAATCATCGGCCGAAGGCACCTTCCTCAGCGCGTCGACAAGCTCAAGAACGGCCCCCTTCAGCCGCGTGCCGATGGTCGTGGTCAGCGCCGTGAACTTGCGATCGATCTCTTCCGCGCTTTTCACAAGCTCGGAATCCAGCACCGCCCCCGCCTCGCGCGCCTCCTGCCGCAGGCGGGCCAGGCTGTTGCGGCCCTGATCCAGGAACCGAACGAACTGTTCACCGCCGGTGCCCCCGAAAATCTCGTCTGAGACGCGGATCTGGCTGGCCTTGTCCAGTTCGCGAAGGCGCTCGATCACGTCGCCAAACAGTGCAGCCGGGTCCGCAAGCTTTGCCTTCAGATCGTCCGCCGTATAGCCCAACCGCTGGAACGCTTCCGCCCCGCCCCCGGCGCCGGTCACAATGAATTCGTCCGCCCGAAGCTGCATCTCCTTGATGCCATCGGCCAAGCCATCCACGCCGACGCGCGCCTGTTCGGCTGCAAACTTCAATTCCTGAAAGGCCTCGACGCCGATACCGGCGCGCTTGGCCTCCGCGCCAAGGTTCGCCACCTCGCTGGAGGCTTGACGAATGCCGGCAATCACGACAGCCAGGCCCGTGCCGATCAGCCCCGCCTTGCTGAAGGAGCCCGCCACGCCGCTTGCCATGCTCGACATGCTGGCGTTGATCCGGCCTGCGCCGGCTGACAGGTTCTTATCCAGATCGCGGCCCGCGCGTGCCGAGCCCTGCGAGATCTTGTTGAAGCTGCGATCGGTGGCCTGATTGGCCTTCGCCAGCTTCTTCTCAAGGTCGGTAATGCGCCCCTCGATCGAGACGACAAGGCGTTCATCTTCACGGGCCATGCTCTACCCCTTCTTCGTCTTGCGAATGGCCTTGGTGGCAGCCCGCTTCAGGCGGGCTGCGGAGCGTTTGCGGCCCAGGCGGAAGGCAGGCCAGAAGAACGGCTGCGCGGGCTGCTTCAGCCCCCGGCTGCCGTACTCGACAAGGTGCGCATACCGCACATCTGTGTTGCCGGCCGTGATGATCGCGCCAAGAGGCGAGGCGGTATTTCCGCCGCCCGGCTGGCTATATGGCGGGGTGACGCCGTTCGGAGGCGTGACAGCAATGCTGCGCGCGAGCTTGCCGGAATCCTTGGGCGCCAGATGCCGCATGGATCTCGCAACGTCTTCAGCAGCCGCAACCACCGCCGGAACCATGTCTGCGCGGATCGCCTCCGGGATCGCAGCGAGGCGCCGCTTCAGCCTCTCAAGGTCACGTGACGGCTTCTTCGCCATTTTCTTCCCTTTCATCAAAGGTCGACCGATCGTCGGGAATGTCGAACAGCGCCGCTTCCAGCAGCCGGGCCGCAAGCAGCGCATAAGGCGCCACAGGACGGGTGCCCAGGGTCTCGGAAACAGTCCCGCCGCCGAAGACGCTCGGGTTGATGGTCATGCCCATCTGGCTGGCCAGAACCATGCGCGCCGCGTTGCCATCACTCAGCATTGCGAATTCAAGAACGGCCCGCAGCTCGCTCACGGTCCAGACACCACCGACGATGCGGCGGAAGGTGGCATAGGCGGAATCACCCAGCACACCTTCAAGCGCAGGCAGGGTTTCGCGGCGGATGCGCAGGATGCGCCATTCCCCGGCGAAATAGGCTTTGATCCGATCGTTCATTGTGTGTCCCTTGCTTCAGTCCAAGACCATGAGTTCAGGCGACCACTGGTCGCTTTCGTAGATCGAGTGCGTTTCGCCTGCCGCCGCCCGCGCCACGGCCATGGCCGCCGCCACGGCCCCGTCAATGCGGTCTCGGCTCTTGCCCTTGTGGAAGACTGGATTGCCGGCGCTGTCTGTGTGCACGGCCACATTGTCGAAGTTCCACCGCAGGACGGGGTGCCCGCCGTGGGTGAATCCCCGGCCAAGTATCGCCCGCTCCAGATCCTTCACGGCAGGGGCCATGACCGCCCAATTCTGCCGCATCTCGACGGCGGGCAAGCCGTCTTCCAGAAGGTTGTTCAGTATGTTGCGCGCCAGGTGCGGGTCGAACGCGATCTCCCGCACGTCGAAACGGTCGCACAGATCGCGGATGACCGCTTCCGCGCGGCGGTAATCCACCACGGTTCCGTCTGTGGGCTCTATGAAGCCTTCCTCAGCCCATGTGACATAGGGCACGCCGTCGATCTCTGAGCGCCGCCGCAGGTTGTCGCGCGGACAGAAGAACCAGGGATGGACGATGAAGCCCCCGTTCCCGTCGCGCCAGGCGGCAACCACACAGGTCAGGTCACCGGTGCTGGAGAGATCCACGCCAAGCCAGCAAGGTTGCCCCTCCAGGTCATCAAGATCCACCGGGCGCGCGCCTTCGTCATAAATTCCCATGTCCACGAACGGATTTGCGGAGTGGTCCAGCCAGATGTTGAGGTTCAACTGGCGAAAGGATTCCCGGTCTCCGGGCCGCTGGCGCGCCTCTCGCGCGAGCTGGCGCAGGCCTTCGATATCGGGATACCCATGGACAAGGCCCGGGTTGACCGCATGCCAGACCGCTTCATCGGTCCAGTCGCAATCTCGATCGGCCTCATAGAGGATCGGGAGCATGCTCGGATCTTGAATATCGCCCCGCTTCACCTTGCGCGCATAGTCCACGATCTCGAACGCAATATTCTCCTGCCCCCGGCCGGCGGTGGTCGCCACCACCAGGAGGGAGCCGGCGGTTTTGACAAGGCCCGAGCGCAGCACGTCCCATAGGTCGCGCTTCTTCCAGGCGTGCAGCTCGTCAGCGAGCACAAATGCCGGGGTGCGCCCGTGCTGCGTGCCCGCGTCGCACGAAATGGCCTCATAGAACGAGCGCCATTTGGTATTCACCAGGCGGTTCTTGTAGTCCTGCGCATTGGTCAGTTGCTTCATCGGGGGCGTCACGTTGACGATGCCGAACGCCTCTTCAAACGCGATCCGCGCTTGTTTGCGGTCCGAGGCCGCCGAAAGCACCTCCCCCCCGCTCACCCGTTCCGGGCCGAACAGATGCAACAGGCCAAGTGCCGCCGAGAGCGAAGTTTTACGGTTGCCGCGTGGCAGAAGCAGAACCACAGTCTTGATGATGCGCGTTTTGTCCGGATTGCGCGGGCCATAGATCTGGCGAACGATCCGCTCTTGCCAGGGATCGAGCTGGAACTTCCCGCCGGAAAGCCCGCTCTTGGGGTGATACAGCGCGCGCATGAATTTCACCGCCCGCTCGCCATAGCCGAAGGGATCGGGAATATCCCCTGCCGCGGGCTCACAACAGGCCGAGATCATCAAAGAGCCCTCCCGTGTATGAGCCTTCTCGGATCGCGGGGCGCGAGCGGCTGGCAGGCGTCAGGCCAAGTTCGGCTGCGATCTGGCGCACCTGCGTCATGGCAGAGTCGCGCACCACAACGGCGGGATGCCGTTTCGGGCCGCTTGCTCCCATGAATGTCTGCCCCTCCACAGCAATGGTCCGCGTGGCAACCGCCACCTGACCGACCGCGATGCAGTAGTGGGTGAAGGTCGCAAGGTCCGCGCGGGTCAGGGAGCCACGCTTGACCAGGATTGGAAGCACACGCTCCCATTCCTCCAGCGCGTCCCCTGCGAGCCAGTCGGGGGGCGCCGGCATGTCGCTTTCATGGATCGCATCATCCGCACTGGTGATGTCTGCCTTGCGCCCGCGCACGTCAGAACTCCCAGCGCCGATGGGGCTCGATCAGGTCGTGAAAGCCCATCGGTACCGGCACAAGCGCCTGTTCCGCCGCCGCCTCGCGATTGGCGAACCAGTGCGCTACCACCATCAACATGGCCTGCCGCACCGAATAGGGAACCTCGCCCGGCAAGAATTCGTCCAGCGGGCCAACCCAGCCTTCCACATAGCTGCGGGCGGCTTCGATGATGGCATCAACGGCCATATCATCATCGCCTGAGTCCAGCCGCATATGCTCCTTGGCGGATGCGAGCGACACGATATCGGCGGTGGGAATGAGATGGGTCATTGGCTCAAGCCTTCTGCGCGAGCAAACCACTGGCGAACCAGGTCTTCCATCCAACCGCGCTGCCCCTCGCGCTTCGGGTCCGCGCGTATGCGGCGGATGCACTCTTCTTGCGTCGCATCCATCACGACGACGCTTGCAGCACCGAGCTTGCGCTTCCACAGGTCGCGCTCACTCGGCTCGGGAGCGGCGATAATGAACCAGGCGCGGGGGTACTCGCTCGGCTGAGATAGGCCAGCCAGGAGCCGGTTGCGCTCTGTGAGCGCGCGGCGTGTGCTCTCTATGGTGCGCGGCGCCTGATGACTGGCAGCGCCATAGAGACGCGCCTTGATAAGATCGAGGTCGATCACAAGATCATGCGGTCCCCTGTGCTGGTCCACATATGTGGATTTGCCGGAACCGGGCGGGCCGCAGACGATCATGACCGGGATGCGAGACGGCCGCAGGAAGGGTTGCGCAAGAACATCTCCGGATGTCTTGCGCTTCTCTTCGGATTGCTTGGTACGGTCATGGCAGGTCTTGCACAGCGGCTGCCAGTTGTCCTTGTTCCAGAACAATGCCTGATCGCCCCGGTGC